CAGCATGCAATACGCCCAGCAGTCCGGACGGAGGATGAAACGCCGCCTGTCCATCGACGGCATCTACTCGCTGACCGGAGGCGACCGGGAGAAGACCATCTCTGCGTTGAAGGCCAACGGCTACTACGTGGACAACGACTGGCGCGGCAAGGTGCCCGAGATCCGCAAAAGCATGTGGCTGCACGACAACACGTACCGGCAGGGGCGCGTCGAACTATTGACCGCCGCCGAGAAGCGCGTTCAGACCGCGAAGCTCCGCTACGAGGCCGTATTGGAGGGCCGCAACCCCAACGATGGCCGCATGCCCCTCACCCCCGAAATCGCCGCCCAATGCGAACGCGAATACCGCCGATGGGTCACCTCCGGCGGACAGATTTTCCAGCAATGATCCAGCGAATCGAAAGGAAGAACATGGATCCCGCAAACCAGAACCAGCAGACAGGCGACAACGAGGCCAAGAAGCCGGAGAACACCGGCGGCGAGGATTGGCAGTCGAAGTTCGAGGGCCAGCGGAAAGTCAACCGCGACCTCGAAAAGAAACTGAACGAAGCCTACGCCAAGGCCGACAAGGTAGACGAACTCGAAAAACAGATCGCCGCCCTGCAGGGCAAGGAGGCCGAATACGAGGCCGCCCGGAAGGAGCAGGCCGTCAAGGACGAGGCCCTTGCCGCCGCCAACCAGCGCATCCTCAAGGCCGAAGTCCGCGCCGCAGCCAGCGGCAAGCTCACCGACCCGGCCGACGCCCTGCGCTACCTCGACCTGTCCAAGTTCACCGTCACGGATGACGGAAGCGTGGACAGCCAGGCCATCACCAATTCGATCGGCGAACTGCTGGAACAGAAACCTTATCTCGGGAAAGCCGAGCAAGCACCCTCGGGTGCGAACATCACGCCGCCCAGCGGAACACGGGACGGCGACCGCCATCAGGGTCAGCTCACCCGAGACGACCTGAAAACCATGAGCCCCGCAGAAATCGTCAAAGCCCAACAGGACGGGCGACTGAAGGACCTGCTCGGAGCCAACTAACGGAAGGAGGCCTTAAATGGCCATCACCAATTTCATTCCCGAACTGTGGAGCGCCAACATCCTGCTGGAACTCCAGAAGAACCTCGTCTACGGTTCCGCCGTGAACCGCGACTACGAGGGCGACATCGCCAACTACGGCGACACCGTGCACATCACCGGCATCGCGCACATCAGCATCGGCGACTACACGGCCCACACCGACATCACCATCGAACCGGCCACAGACAAGGACGCCGGCGAACTCGTCATCAACCAGAGCAAGTACTTCGCGTTCGAAATCGACGACGTGGAGAAGCGCCAGGCCATGAACAACCTGACCGCCGCATATTCCCGGGACGCCGCCTACAAGCTGCGCGACCTGACCGACCAGTACCTGGCCGGCCTGATGGCAGCAGGCGCGAAGAGCAAGCTCGACCCGATTTCCGGCGCCACCGCCACCAAGGCGTACGACACCATCGTGGATCTGGCCACCGCATTGGATAAGCAGAACGTGCCAGACGCGGGCCGTTGGGTCATCGTCAACCCGGACTTCTACGGTCTGCTGCGCAAGGACAGCCGTTTCGTCGCTGGCGCCGAGTCCGCTCATTCCACGCTGCTCAACGGCGTGGTCGGTGAGGCCGCGGGCATGACCATCCTCAAGTCCAACAACGCTCCCGCAGCCAAGGGCGGCTCTGCCTCGGCTCAGACCGATGAGGGCAACGTCATCATCGCCGGCACCAACGCGGCCACCACGTTCGCGGAGCAGATCGCCAAGGTCGAGGCCACCCGCAAGGAGAAGGGCTTCGACGACATCGTCAAGGGCCTGCACCTGTACGGCGCGAAGGTCGTGCGCCCCGAAGCGCTGGCCACCGTACACTTCAAGGTGGGCAAGTGATGGCCGGCAGCTATGAGGCCATGCCCTACTTGGGCGAAGCCGAATAACCGCATAGGGGGTGACTCATGGACACGCTGGCAACGGTCAAGGACCTTGATTCATACGGCATCGAATACGCGGACGAAAAGCTCGCGGGCAAGCTGCTCGAATCGGTTTCCGCAGCGGTGCGCGACGCCGCAGGGTGCCCCATCACACGCGGCGAATACACGGTGACCATCCCCGGCGAAACCTCACGCAGGCTCGACCTGCCCATGCGCCCCGTGATTTCCGTGAGCCGCGTGCTCATGGACGGCGAGCAGACCGGGGATTGGAAGCTGCTCGGCAACGCCCTGTACAGGGAAAGCCTGTGGAGCCTGCCGAACATGGTCCCCTGTTCCGTCACCGTCACCATGCTCGCCGGCTATGACCCGATCCCCCCGGACATCGTGCGCCTCGTGTGCAGCATGGTCGCAGCCGGACTCGTCCAGCAGTCGAACGGCGGCCCCGGCGCTCACCGCGACGAATCGTACGCACGAATCGACGACGTGCAGATCGGCTACCGTCAGGGCGACTCCGAGATCATCGACGCACTCGAACTGCCCGAGGGCACGAAACGAGCCCTCCGCAACAGGTTCGGCATGCGAGGCATCGCCATAGGGGTGTTCCGATGAACGTGCAGCACATCCTCAACCGAGGCCGACAGCTCGCCGAATCATTGATGACCGACCAATGCCGCGTCACCCATATGGGCAAACCGGTCACCGACCCCGAAACGGGACTGGTGGAACCGGCCGCGAACACCGTGTATGAGGGCAAGTGCAAGGTGCAGACCTCGGGCGGTCTGGCCGCCGAGAACACGGAGGGCGGCATCGTCGAAGCGTTGGGTGCCGTCACCCCCGTGTGGAGCATGTACGTGCATTTCCCCTACGGCACCACGGGTTTATTGCCGGGCGACGTGTGCGAGATAACCGAAGCCGCCGACCCGAATCTCAAGGGCAGGAAACTCCGGTTGTTGAACATGCAGTCCGAGAAGACACACTCCACCGCATGCCGGTGGAACGTGAAGGAGGTGGGCAACAGCAATGAGTGACATCACCATAGACGCTTCGGAGCTGACCGCGTTCGGCCGCAGGGTCGCCTCCGCGCACGCCATGGCTTCGGTCAAGGTCGCGCAGGCGGTGAAGAAGGGCGCGCAAAACGTCAAGGAAGGCGTCATCTCCGACCTGCAGACATCATCGAACTACGCGATCAGCCGTATCGGCATCGGCTACGAAATGGGCAGCACCGGCACCACCATTTATGCGGATGTGAGCCCCCGCGACGGCGGAGCTTCCGACTTGGCCAACATCGCGTTCTTCGGCACCGCGAAAGGCGGCGGAACCCACTGGTTTTACCAGTTCGCCGAACAGGAATTGCCCACGCTCGACGAATACGTGGGAGACGCGGCCGACGACATGCTGATAGGAGCCATCGGATTATGAGCGTCATGGACTTGACCAATGCGGTTCTCGGTCTGCTGCCCTCCATGCCGTCCGGCGTGAAGGTGTACAGGCAGGAGGAGCCGTTGGAGTCGGAGATGCCGCCGTGGATCATCGCGCGCGTCTCCACCGACCGTCATGTGGCGGCGGAGACGATGCGGTTCACCGCCCACTCCGCCCTGCTGGAGGTTCGCGCCGTCAGCACCACCGCCGACAGCGTGAACATCTGGTGTGACGACATGCTGATTCCCGCGTTGGCGAACCGCTCCCCCACCCGGCCGCCGGGCTACACGGTCGGCCAGCTCACCCTGTGCGAGGATTCCGGCGCGTACGCGGCCGGTCTGACCGCCGACGACACCGCGCGCCGCTACCAGGTGCGCGTCCTGAGGTTCCGCTTCACGTGGAGCCGACCATAGTCAACCAATCATTTACCAAAAGTCTTCAAGGAGCACATTATGACCCTGAAACTGGGTACAGAGATTCCCGGCACCAGTGCCGAGGGCAACATCACCACCATCTGGGTGCCGGCGATCAAGAACATCAAGGCCCCGACCATCATCGAGCTCGAGGCCGGCACCGACATCTCGAACTACGTCATGCTTGGCGGCTGGAGCTTCGACCCGTCGCAGGACACCGTGTCCGACCAGCGCGAGAACACCGTGCAGGACTTCGGGGCCCCCGGCCGCAAGAGCGCCGGCGACATCAGCATCGAGGTCATCGACAACACGAACACGGAGCACAAGGAACAGAACGAGGCCGTCACCCTCATGCACGAGGGCGCGTCCGGCTATATCGTGCGTCGCCGCGGCATGGCCACCGACGCGCCATTGGCCTCCGGCCAGAAGCTCACCGTCGTGAGCGTGAAGTGCGGCGAAAAGAAGGTCATCAACCCGGATGCGAACACCATGATCCGCAGTCAGATCCCGCTGTTCGCTCAGGCTCCCGGCTGGGAGTCCGAGACCGCCGTGCTGACCGCAGCCTGACAAGTTCTTCCGTGCGGGGATTCTAAGCCTTTCTGGCCCCGCACAGGCATTCTCTCTTCTCTCTCTCAGAAAGGTTTTCAGACTTTCAGAAAGGGATAATCATGGCTTTGGAAGTGAAGCGCAAGCGCGTGGACGTCGACCTCATATTGGATCAGGAGAAGGCCGAACAGGTCGCCGCATTGGGAGCCGACCTGGAACGCGCCATGGCGCAGCATGTGACCGAGGGCGGCAACGCCGCCGC